GAACTCGACGGAAGCCCTGACGTACTTTCGGTAGCTACCATCAAAGTCCCCAACGGCTCCCTTACGGACGACGGAGACGGGACAATCACGCTGGACTTTGCTGCTGGTGCGGTGAGTGCGGTGACGGCTACCTCGCCCCTCTCAAGTACGGGAGGCACAACGCCCGACATTAGCTTAGACACAAGCGGCGTGACGGCAGGGAGCTACACGGCAGCGAATATCACGGTCGACTCATTCGGGCGCATTACGGACGCCACAAGCGGAGCCGTAGCCGACGCCACTCGTATCGTAGTGACCGCGAAGAACGTTTCAGGAGGGCAACTCGCCAAGGGCACACCCGTCCACGCTGTGTCACCCGTCAGTGCGGGTCAGCAGGTGGAGGTCATCGCGGCACGAGCCGACACGCCTTCAGCTATGCCCGCTACGCTTGTACTCAACGAGACGCTCCAAGACGAAGAAGAAGGAGAAGCCATCGTCGTGGGTTTAATTCAGAACGTCGACACTTCTGCGTTCACGGCGGGCGACGTTATCTACGTCGGGCCGACAGGAGGCTACACGAACACCAAGCCGACCGGAACGAACCTCATCCAAAACCTTGGGGTAGTAGTCAAATCCCACGCCTCATCTGGCAGCGGTATCGTGTACGGATCAGGGCGTTCTAACGACGTGCCTAACATCCCCGACGGGTACACGTGGATAGGCAACGCTTCCGGGGTGGCTACACCTACAGCGCTGGCTGCCGTAGCCACGACGGGCACGGCCATCTCCCTCACCGACATCGACTCGGTAGGCAGCGGGGAGATTATCACCGACGCGGAGCGCACCAAGCTGACAGGCATCGAAGCCGGGGCGGAAGTCAACGTCAACGCGGACTGGAACGCCACGTCAGGGGACGCGGAAATCCTTAACAAGCCAACCATCCCAGCGGCACAAGTGAACTCCGACTGGGACTCCACCTCGGGCGTAAGTGAGATTCTGAACAAGCCCACCCTCGTGGAGAATATCGGAGACCTCGGAGATGTGACGGAGACGGCACTCACGGCGGGACAACTCCTGTACTACAACGGAACGGGATGGATAAACAAGACCGTTGTGGGAGGGAGTGCGGTGGCCTCCGTTATTTGGACGGGCAATACGACGACAAGCGACATAGGAACCTATCCGACCTCGTACAATTCAGTCAAGTACTCGTCCGGTGCTACTGTCACCCCTGCGGGTTCGTTCTCCATCTTGTACAACTCCACCCTCAATTCGCTTCAGGTTTCGGGATTGAGCACAGGCACGTCAATCGCGTTCACGGCAAAGTTCGGAGTGACTCCTGCCGTGGTAAACGACTTCATTGACGTCCGTTTGAGGGCGTTCTTCTCGAACTCACCCGTCTTCGCCGACACGTCAAATACCTCAAACCAGCTTTCTGTATCGCTACCCGTCGACGTTGAAACCGAGGTCGTAGTGAGCAGCACGATTACGGTAGGCTCTCACCCGATAGTAGATATTTTCCTTGAAGCGGCCAGCTTCTACTCCGCAGGTACGGCTCGTTGCATCGACTTTGAAATCACTTTCACATGATAAGAATTGACTCCACCCCGACAGGCGCGGTCAAAGTAGGAAACGACTACTACCCACCCAACGGGTATCTGATCGCTTCCGCGTACCTCACCACAGGAGTCACCATCACCGAGCGGTTTTCCTCTCGTGTTATCGCGAAAGGCATCCCCTTCGCCGACTACGTGGACGCTACTACAAGCCTCCCATTGGGGGCTACACAGGCCACGACCATCTCGGCTCTGAATACAATTTTCAACGCGGTAGGCGACTCGGGAATCGACGTAGCGAACCTCGACGACGTGACCCTCACGAGCTTGGTGGATAGTCAGGTCTTGGTGTACAACAGCGCAATTGGCAAGTGGGTCAACGTAGACCTCCCAGCAAACCCAGCCGTAGAGGACAACGCAGGTACGCCACAGCTCGCCACGGGCATCACGCAAGCAGAGATGCAGTCCGTCTTGAACGTAGACCCGGCAGGAACGGACAACTCGACGGACGTGTCAATCAACGCGAACGCGAATGACGTGTTGCGTATGGCGGCAGGGCAGAACCTCGGAAGTCAGGATGCAGGAGCCGACAAACTCGTCTTTTGGGACGACTCGGACGGCAAGCTCACGTACGCCAACATTGGGACAAACCTCACCATGACCGGGACGACACTCAGCGCCTCGGGAGGTGGTGGAGGAGGTGGTGGTAGTGCGGGCGGAAATTTTATGATTACCGGGTTTACTACAAGCACGACGCAACAATGGTACGGGTTGTATCTGCCTTATGCGAACAACGTTCGCACGTCAGGCAACTGGCAGCATTATCAGATATACCATATGCCAGCGGACGGAAGTTTCGATAATTTTAGTATGCACGTACAGGGAAATTGTCAGATTGAATTTGGCATCAACGTCAACCCGCAAACCCCTCCCAACGACCAAACGGATGGAACGCAGTACAACTACAAACAACTCTCGCCGACGGGCTCAAATCACACCTCGAATTACAGCCCTACTACTTGGACATTTTCCGCGGGCGACGAGATTGGATTCGGTTTTAGAAACGTGAGTGGAGGAGTACCCTTTTACATCACGTTCAACGTCTGTTTTACCTTCAACTAATGCATACAAAATTCACTCCGGAACAACTCGAAGGTGAGTATTTCACCGCCAACGACCTCGCAGTAGCCATCAACGAGCTATGCGAGGCAATCGAAGCTCTTGAAGCACAAATCGCAAACCTTAATCCCTCCAAATAATGGACTTCATTCTTGAAAACTGGGCTGAAATCGCCCTCGCCATCATCGCCGCCGCTGGCACGATCACGGCACTCACCGAAACCGAGAAAGACGACAACTTCGTCGACTTGGTAAAGCGCATCCTGCAAGCCATCATCCTCGGAAAAAGCAAATGAACCTGACGGACTTTGAGAAGGTGCTCGGCAGGTTTGCCGAAGACGTCAACAACGCAGCCAAGCGTGAGCTCGGCTCGCGTAAGATTGGCAAGAACCGCTCCTACGGGGTGGCTTCGCGTAGCCTTCAAAAGTCCCTCACCTATTCGCTCAAGGGGGGGAGGGTCTCTTTTGGCTCTCCCCTGCCTTATGCGGCGTTCATCCATTGGGGCGTCAACGGGACACGTAAGAACCGCAACGCGCCCTATTCGTTCCGTTCTAAGCAGCCCCCAATGGAGCCTATCATGCAATGGATGAAGGTCAAGCCTGTACGCCTACGCGACGCCTCCGGGAAGTTTGTGAAGCAGACGGAGAGCCGACTGCGTAGTGCCGCCTTCCTCATTGCTCGAAGCATCAAGAGAAAAGGTATCGAAGGGCTCAGATACTACACCGTCGCCCTCGAATCCATCGTGCCACAATACCGAGAAGAACTCGGCCAAGCCCTCGCTCAAGACCTGCTCCGCTCGTTGGAGTTTAAGTCCGCAAACATCACTATCAAGCCCAAGTAATGGCCTTTCAATTTCTCACCCCTCCAACAGAAGCCCCTTTCCCTTGGCGTCAGCGTGCCCAGCTGCGATGGAGGGATACAGCAGTAACCATTGACACGTGGCTCGTAGAGATGTACGTCGTCAATATGGCCGGGACGGTTGGGGCCAACCCTATTGCCACGGCTTACGTCGCTCCGGGGAACCCCTCTACCAACGAAGCAACGCTCAACATGGAGACGTGGACGGCTTCAAGTGAGGGGTACTATGCGCCGTATTTGACTTTCACGGCAGGAAATAAACCTACACCAAGCGTTGAAGCCATCTCCGTCTTTTATCAGAATACCTACGGGGTGCAGTTTCAATTTTACTCCGTGACGGGAGGCGTCAAAAGCGCGTTGCAAGGAAGCCACAACTATATCCCCATCTATTACGCCACCAACCAAGGCTGGGACTGGTCGCAGGACTTCTCCGACTACTTCCCCGACAGCGCCTTGAAAAAGGGGTGGATGACAGACAGGGAAGACACGACGTTTATTCGTGTCGATATGGCCCTCGAAGACGAGGGAGCAGCCACCCTTTTACAGATGGAGAACTACTCCTACGCCTACGACACGGGCAAGGACACGGCCAACTGCGACTGGGACAACGTTGTCTATACCGTATACGAAGGCGCACTACAAAACACGCTAACACTCAACTTGGGCACCGTACCCACAAATTGGAACAGCGCCGCGCAGCACATACCCATCGGCCCCGCTAATATCAAAGACAACGTAAACTGGGCCATTCCGGGTTACGACTTGAATACGGAAGATTGGGAATATTATGAAGTCACGCCACGCGACGGAACGACACCTCTATCCAAGCCCATCCGGGTATATCGCGACTGCCGACCCATTAAGCACAAGCCCGCGCAGTTGTATTGGATTGGATCGCGTGGCGGAGCCGAGATACTCCGCTTTGACGGAAGGGTGAAAGACAACTACGACGTAGGGGGCCGCGACACGTACACCACAAACCGCGACCTTGAAAGCCGCTTTTCGGGGTTGGGTTTGACTTTCGCTCCTGAATTGTACAGCTACGAACCAGAAAGGGTGCCCCTCCCGTCTACGGGAAAGCGTTCTTTCTCTTTGTCGGAGGACTTCTTTTCTGACGCCGAGCGTGAGCTCTTCAAGTCGGCCATGACAGCGACCTACCTCATGGTGCGGTACGACGGCAAGTGGTATCCTTGCCGCATGAAGACGACGAACTACGCCCACGAGCAGAGCGCCTCAAAGCTCTTGCCTATCTCTTGCGAAGTTGAACTCTTGACCAACCTGAAATGCTGACCCTCGGCGCAGGACTTACCTCGGGCACGTATGCCCGCTTGGAGGGTTATATCAACGAACCCCTCAACTTCACGCTCCAGTTCTCCGACATCGAGAATATCCAAAGCCCGGCGGGTTCGTATTCGCAGGCTTTCACCATACCCAACACGGCCAACAACCGCTTCCGCTTTGGGGACATCTTTCAGGCTGGATATATCCCGGAAGGAACGGAGAACGGGGACTTGAGAACGACGCTTTTTAAGAAGCGTTTTCCGGCTGCCATCTTGGACAAAGAGTCCCCCATCATTGAGGGGTATATGCAGGTCAAGGGGATGAAGAAGACGGGCGACCGCGAAGACATCGAAGTGGTATTCTTTGCCGAATCGCTCGACATCGCCAAAGCTGTGGGCGACAAGCAACTCTCCGACCTCGACCTCTCCGCGTACAATCACGAGCTTAACCTTGTCAATATCCAGAATTCGTGGTCGGGGCAGCTCTTCTCTGGCGAGGTAATCTACGGCCTTATCGACAAAGGCTTTAACTGGTCGTTTCCTGACAACCCCCCGTGGACGGACACCGACGGACTATGGCAAGGGGAGCTCACCCCTTTTGTACGTGCTCGGACGTTGGTAGACCAAATCTTCTCCGACGCGGGCCTCACCTACGTCTCTGACTTCTTCGATTCTACCGACTTTGGGAACATCTACCTCCCAGCGTACAACGGGGTCAGTTCACCGAATACCGACGACCAAGAAGATCAAACCTTCGGAGGTGGTATCAACGCCGACTTGGTAGGGCCGAAGACGCTGCAAGT